GAATTAAGAGTCGACGAGAGTGAGTGGGAAACAATGGATTTTAGAGAGGTAAATATACCATCTAATGTTCCAAATTTTGAATCAACCGGTGATGGATTACAAGATGCTACAATAAAAGCATTGACAAGAGATTATAGTGAATTAGTAAAAAGATTTAAATAATGGCAATAGAGATAGGTAAACTTTACACATCCGATTTAACGGAAAACGAATATAAGATATTAGGTATTGGAATTAATAGAGTTTCCGATTCTAATGGTATATTTGCTGTAAACTATACAACTCTAAAACAAGCAAAAGATAATTTAAAGAATTTAATTCTTACTAGAAAGGGTGAAAGAATTATGAATCCTCTGTTTGGATGTGATGTATCGGATATTTTATTTGAACCAATGGTAGATTCATCAATTTCTCAAAGAATAGAAGATAGTATTTTAGAAGCGGTTCAAACTTATTTACCATATTTAGAAATTCAACAAATATTGTTTGATTACGATGATGAAGATATTGATGCTAATAAAATAGTTTTGGATATAAAATTTGCATTAACAATTAACCCGTCACTTTCGGATAATTTGATGTTGGATATTAAAAAATAATAAATAAAAAGAATGGCTATAAAATCTATAAATAAGAATTGGGGTAACACAAAAAATATTAGTTACATAGGAAAAGATTTTGATACTTTAAAGCAAAATTTAATTGATTTTACTAAAACGTATTTTCCAACTCAATATTCTGATTTCAATGATGCATCACCTGGTATGGTATTCATTGAACATGCAGCAGCAATAGGTGATGTGTTATCATTTTATCAAGATACACAATTAAAAGAATCGATGTTAAGTAATGCAACCGAAAGGAAGAATATAATTGCATTGGCACAATCGGTTGGATATAAACCAAAGGTAACAACACCGGCCGTGACAACTCTTACTGTATATCAATTAATCCCAAGTATTGGTATTGGTGTAAATAATAGACCGGATGATAGATTTTATTTAAAAATTAAAAATGGTATGGAAGTGGTATCGACTACAAATTCATCCATTATATTTAGAACGATAGATGATGTTGATTTTGTTAATTCAGGAAGTAGAGAGATAGATGTATATAAAAGAAATGAGACCGGAGAGGTAGAACAATATTTGATTACTAAAAAAGTAAAAGCCATATCTGCAAAAGAAGTGACCAGTACAATAACTGTATCAAACACAACAGATTATCCTACTATAACCCTAACCGATACTAATATAATTTCGATAACATCGGTAGTAGATGAGGATAATATCAAATATTATGAAGTTCCATATTTGGTACAGGAAACTATTTTTGTAGAGCAACCAAATACAGAATCAAATGGTGATTTATATGAATCGGTTAATAATGTTCCATATATTTTAGAAGTACAAAAAGTACCTAGAAGATTTTGTGTGAAAGTAAATTCGGATAATACTATGGATTTACAATTTGGAAATGGTAATGAAAGTAATTATGATGAAAAAATATTACCAAATACTAAAAATGTTGGTATGGGATTATCTAATTCTATTCAAAGATTGAATCAAGGAATTGACCCATCAAATTTTTTAAAAACAAATACATTTGGCATTGCACCAAATGGTAAAACATTGACAATAAAATATTTAGTAGGTGGTGGTGTTGATTCTAATATTAATCAAAATGATTTAACAACAATATCAAAAATTGAATTTGAAGAAGATTTACTATCAATACCAACAAATTTATTAAATCAATATAATAGATTCAAACAATCTATTGCAGTAGAAAATTTAGAAGCTGCAACAGGTGGTAAAAGTGCAGAATCAGTTGAAGAAATTAGACAAAATGCATTAGGCACATTTGGTTCTCAAAACAGAGCTGTAACCAGACAAGATTATATCGTTAGAGCATTATCAATGCCGGAAAGATATGGTAGTGTTGCAAAAGTATATGTTAGTCCTGATGGTGAGATTGATAATAATTCTCCATCTTCTATTTTATCAAATCCTAAAAATATTTTAGAGTTTACAAATTTAGTAGATAGTATAAAAGATAAATCAAAATCAGAAATTCAAAAAGAATTAATTAAATATCTTTCTCAAAAGAAAACATCTATTTCTGAAATTAATAATCCGTTTGCAATAAATATGTATATTTTGGGATACGATTCAAATAAAAATCTTACAAATTTAAATGAAGCCGTTAAAGAAAATCTTAAAACATATATAAGTGAATATAGAATGATTACCGATGGTATAAATTTATTAAATGGATTTATAATTAATATTGGTGTTGATTTTGAAATAATAGCTTATTCAAATTTTAATAAAAGAGAAGTTCTTACCAATTGTTTGACAGAAATACAAGATTATTTTAATATAGATAATTGGACATTTAATAAACCAATAAACATTTCGGAATTAGAACTTATTTTAGCAAATGTTGAGGGGGTAATGAGTGTACCATCTGTTAAAATTTCTAACTTATGTGGTGGAGATGGTAGTTATTCACCAAATAGATATAATATAGATGCTGCAACTAAAGGTAAGATTGTCTATCCTTCTTTAGACCCGTCCATATTTGAAGTTAAATTTCCTAACAAAGACATTAAAGGGAGGGCATTATAATGCATATATTTTACACATCATCATTTGACGCAAGTATATATCTTCAACAACCTGAACAAAATGCAGGTAGAGATGAGATATTAGAAGTAGGTAAACTTTATTATGGTTCTACTATGGATGTCTCTAGAACTTTAATTAAATTTAATACAACACAAATTTCTCAATCAATTGTAGAAAGTATAGGAACAGGAAGTTATTCTGTTTTCTTAAATTTAAAATCTGCAAATTCCGAAGAAATCCCATTGGAATATACATTATATGCAAATGCAGTATCTCAAAGTTGGACTATGGGCACTGGAACTAAATTTGATAATATATCATCCGATGGGGTGAGTTGGTATTACAAAAACGGAACAGATAAATGGATGAATTATACAATAACACCAGATGCATATGTAAGTGGTTCCGACACAGGTTCATTATTAAATGGTGGTGGAGGAACATGGTATACCGCATCTATGGCATCTCAATCCTTTAGTAATGAACCGGATGATATTAGAATGGATGTAACAAATATTGTAAAACTATGGATTAGTGGTTCAAATAGATTACCAAACAACGGGTTTATATTACACCATCACACGTCGGCATCATTAAATACCGATATAAGTGATTATGGTGTTCTTAAATTCTTTTCAAAAGAAACAAATACAATATATGAACCTAAATTAGAATTGGTATGGGACGATATTTCTTTTGTAACTGGAAGTTTAACACCGGTAACAGGTTCGGCTGAAGATGGTTATAAAGTTATAATTGCAAATCTTAAAAAAGAATATTCGGCAAATACAAAAGTAAAAATAAGAATAAAAGGAAGAGATATGTATCCTTCAAAATCTTTTGGAACAACATTTGCATACGACCAATCAAAATATATAACAAATATTTATTATCAATTAGAGGATTATATCACAGGTGAGGTTATTTTACCATTCGGAGATTATACAAAAGTTAGTTGTGATTCTACATCTAATTATTTTGTTATGAACTTAAATACATTTCCAAAAAATAGAACATATAAATTGAAATTAAAAGTTGTAGAAAATGATATTTCTACAATAATTGATGAAAAATATATTTTTGATTTAGTATAATATGACAGGATTAGAAGCAATATCAGAAAAATTACAAGAACAAAAAAAGAAACAATTTGAAGAAATTTTAAGTGTATCCGGTTCGTCTGCAATATCAAAAAATGATTATAATGTAACCATTGTTGATAATATAAATCCAGCAACTTCATTAATATTTAAGGGGTTAGATACACCAAAATACGATGAAACCGAATTACTTAAAGCAGTTAATGTTACGGTAACAGAATTGGCACCAAACATCCCAACATCAAACTTGGATTTGGTTCCAAAACCAATTTATGATGCGGAAGTAACATCAAGTAATGAATTGAGAGTACAGAATACCAGATTACAAATTTTAATAGATGGATTAAATACGACTATCACAGGTTTAAGAGCTCAAGTTCAAACGGAAATAAATAATAGATTAACAATTGAACAAACAAATGATGCTTTAACCAATCAATTAGATACTTTAAATGGGACAATATCCGACTTTACTGGTCAAATATCCACATCATTACAAAAGTCAGTTGATGAATCGATTTTAAGAGCATCTTTACAATCACAAAACACAGGATTCAAAGCACAAATAAGAGCATTGATTAAACAAATTGATTCATTGAATTCAATTATTGAAGGATTACAAGCACAATTAGGTGCGTTGCAACAACAGCAAGCGATACAACAATCTGCACAAGCGGTTGCATTTTCATCAGGTGCAGAAATTATCAATGAAGTTGGTTTGGTTAAGTTTACCGATAAGGGAAATGATAAAGATGGTTGGATAACTGCTGCAGTATCTACACATCAATTAGAAAAAAGAAGAAAAAAACAATGGAGATATGGTGAAACGATAGAGTTTACAAATAACGATAAGTTTCCAATTACAATCAATATAAAAACCACATTTGGCCCGAAAGGTGAGTTCTTTAAGCTTCCAGAAACTAGTTTTAGTTTAGGAGCAGGTAGTTCAAAATCAATGAAACCCACATTATATACGGGCAGGCCACCATTAAAGTATGGTAATAGAGAACGTAGTTCTGATTCTATTGGTAATATATCTATCGAAGTAGTGAGACAAGATGGTTCTAAAAAATCAAAAAGTTTCAAAACGATATTAAAATTACAACATCCTGATTCATATCCAGGATTCTAAATAAATAAAGTATGAGTATTAAAAAATATACAAATTTTGAAAATATAAACAATAAAACCGAAAATTATGGTCAATTTTTGGAAGATAAGGATTTATTTATAGTTTCTAAAAACGAAATACAAATAAGTGAATTTGGTAACACACCATATGATGTTATGGAAATATCGGTTTATGATATTAATAACAATTTATTACCACATAAATCTGGAAATAATGTAGCATATATAAAATCTACGGATATTAAGAACTACATGTATAATATTACAAATAATTTAGGTAAGAAAGAAGTTGCAATTGATATTGAGAAATTATTAAGTGATTTAGGATTTACTAATGGTATATTAAAAATAAATCTTAATTTTGTTAGAAATAGAGTTGGTAACGAAAATGAATTACAAAGGGTTTGGATACATGAAATATCACCTTCAAGAGAAGAAATTCGTATTATTCCATTGAAAACAAATAACGAAAATATAAATAAACTTAATACAAATCAATTTAAGAATTTAAAAGCTTTATCTAAAGATTTTGTTTTTTATAAAGAAAGTATTTTAAATACTATAAATTCTTTTGATAATTCTTTTCTATCAAAGGTGGATGATTATTTAATTTCACAATATGGTAGTGATTATATAAAAATTTTAAAGAAGGATTTTGGTATTAATGATTTTGAAGGATACAAAAAAAGAATAGTAGAAAATTTTAAAAGTTCCGTTAATTACTTTTTAACAAATAAAGAATATAAAATATCAAATTCTAATTTTGGAAAACCATCAGAAATTAGATTCTATGATTATGAACAATATGAGTATGAATATTTACTTAATGAAATTAATAACATATTACTGGATTGTATAAAATACAATTCATCTATTTTTAAAAGAAGAGATATAATTATTAAATAAAATATTTATATAAAATAATAAATTGTGCAGAATATAAATCCAGACGCTTTCGAAAATATTCAAATAAATAATGAATCAGGCCGTGCCGAAACAAACGGAGGTGGTGGCGGGGGAGGATATGTCCCACCAATAGTAAGTGATACGGATGGCCCTTTTAAAGTTTATTTAACATCAGAAGAGGCAGCCGAATATTTTGAAGGTAATAAGTCGATAGGTATTGGAATTTCTCAAACAATTGAATATACGCCATCGACTTCATTTGGTAGTGAAAGAACATATACTTCAAAAATAGATAATAAAGTTGCAAAAAATTACTTTGTAGTATTTTTAAATAAAGAATTTAGAGGGCATAATGGAGAAACCGGCAAAGATACTTATTATGAATCAATAAGAGCATCTGAATATAGATTGAAGCCTGATAGTCAAACTGAATACGAATTTTATGAATATAAAAATTTAAATGGTGTTACTGGTACAATTGAATTATCATTTTTGTTTGAAAGAAAGAAAATAGCACCAACAGATGGGGATATTATTATACCAACTAAAAATTATAAGTTTAGAATAAATGTAAATTCAAATTATTTAGCAGAATTAGAGGATGTATTTTCTGTACATTATCAAATAGTAAATAGTAATACTAATATTATAACAGGTAGTGTTCTATTAAGCAATCCAAGTACCGATGAAATATCTTTAAGTGAAGAAATACTAAATAATTCAAAATTAATATTATCATTAGTTGGTGAATTGCCAAAATATTTTTCTTTTGATAATATAAAAGTCGGTAACCTTGCAAGTCCAGATAGAACTCTTAGTTTAGATGCATCTATAATAAAACGTGGAAATGTAAATGTTGATGTTACATTTGCAAAAAACATTCCACAACCGGTTGTTAGTACAATTGATACACAATACAATGGTCAGGTTAAAGATAGTGATTCCGATAAAGTAATTGAAATACCTTTTACAACATCGAATGCAAATAGTATAAATGTAACATTTCCAAATGGTAGTGTAAGAAATGTAAAAACTACATCGTTTACCGTATCATTTAAAAACGATTTAGGTGGAAGTTTTGATTTGCAAAAATTAATACTAACTCCTGTTTTTGATAATATTTTGGGAGCATCTAAAGAGGTATTTGTTAAATTTGCAAGAATTAATAATACTCCCGATATCGTAAGTGTTTCATACCCAGCATCCATTGATATTCCGGCATTTTCGGATTACAATATTGAATATGAGGTAAAATATGAAGCTTCGAATACAACTTATGTAAAAGTTGAATTATTACAAAAAGATAATACAAAAATTGTTTATTTAGATAAATTGACACCAAATGGTTCTTTTAAGGTAAATATTAAATCTTTAAAAGAACAATTTATAAATTGGGAAGGGAACATATCTTTTATATTTACAGCAATTAATAATGGTGGAGATGTTTCATTGAGCAGTAACACTTATTCGTATACAACAAATGTTATATATCCAACTATATTGATGGATGAAAATTTAATTAATACATCTCTATTCAATGCATTTAAGAAACAAGTTAATATTCCAGATTTAGATAGAGATAGTAAATATTTAACACATCTTGCTAATTTTGGAGATGATAATCAATTTTTAGTTTCTAGTTGGGAAAACGATGATTGGACATTATCAAAAAAATCCATAGATGAATTAGGTAATGAATTTGTTAGACCAGAAGATAAAGTTGAAAGTTTAATATTAAAATTATATACACCACTTTCAGCAAATATTACAAATAATTCAACACTATGGATTACAAAATTATTAACTAATCCATTAATTGAAACAATTGTATTAAATCAACAAGATGATTTAAAATGCCCACCTTTAAAGGGCCCTAATTTCAATGTTGAGGTAGATTTTATAACAGGAAAATCAACCGGATACGAATCTTTAGATGATTTGATATTGAGTTCATCGATATCAAGTTCATCACAATTGGTTTTACAATATTTAAGTGGGTCAAATATTAATACAGAAGATTTAAATATTGAATATGTAAGTGGTTCTACCTATTTATGGAACAATTTTGTTCATTTTAGTTCTGCAAAAGAAAGAGTAGATAATTTTGTATATAAAGTTAAATTAATTGAATTATACGAACAATTGATAACCAGTGCATCTACTGATTATACTAATGGTTTATCTGCACTATATACTGGTTCTATTTCATCGTTACAAGAGGTGGATAGACAAAACATAAAGAAAAATCAAATTATACAATCATTTGATGGATTTGAGAAATTTTTATACACATCATCATCATTAAGTTGGCCACATAATGGAAGTACCAAAGAATTAAGTACATCTACTTTAGTATTAAATACAAATGGAACGGGTTGGTATGATACTATTATAACATTGGCGGAAGATTTTGATATTGAAAATAGAAATTGGATTCAAAATAATATTCCAACATATATTGTAAATAATGAGGATAATGCAAGTTTGTTATTATTCTTTTCAATGATAGGACAGCATTTTGATAACATATATTTTCACACTAAATCGATTGAAAGAAGTAGAGGTTTGGGTTATAAACAAACTGGAAATATATCTGATAAATTATTATATGATATTCTTAAATCACAAAATTGGGATGCTAGAAATTTAGCCTCTGACAATCAATTATGGAATTTAGTATTTGGTGTAGATAGTGATGGAAATCAAGTAAATGAAAATCCTGCGAAGAAAAGAAACTTTGAAGTATGGAGAAGAATTGCAAATAATTTACCATATCTTTTAAAACATAAAGGTACTAGACAGGGTATTTACGCTTTATTGGCATGTTATGGTATTCCATCATCAAATCTTTCAATATTAGAATTTGGGGGCCCGGAAGTAACGGCCAATACTAAAAATAAATTAATATATGATAATATTACCAGTGCTCTTAAATTTTACGGACAAAATTCTGGAAGTATTAAATTAGAATGGAAGAATACCGAAAGAAATAGAAAACCAGATACAATAGAATGTTTTGTGAAACCGGCATATAGTGGTAATTTTAATATCATATCTGGTAGTGGATGGGGAATAAATCTTATTGGTTCAACGGATTCTAAATATGGTAAAGTTGAATTTAATTACTCTGGTTCAATTTCAATGTCTACATCTTTATTACCAATATTTAACGGAAACTTTTTTGGAATAGAAGTTAGCAGAACTAGTGGAAGTATATCATCCAGTTTTGAATTAAATATTAGACAATCCAATAAGGAAAGAACAATATTCCAAGAATCGATTTCTGCAAGTATTTTAAATGTTAGTGCAAGTTGGGATGGTGGAAATTACATTTATATTGCAAGTGGTAGTACCGGATATAGTGGTTCATTAGATGAATTCCGTTTATGGAGTACACCATTAGATAAAGAAAGATTTTACGAACACGTTTCTTTCCCTGAAATGGTTAATGGTAATCACGTATCTGCATCTACTGATGATTTATTCTTTAGATTGGATTTCGAATATCCAAAAAATTTGGCAGTATCGTCATCCTTATTGAATGTAGATGCAAATATTTATTTCTCATCATCTTTATATAGAAATGATTTAGAAAGTGGTTCTATAACCAATGGAACATTAATATTTTCAGAAAATCCATCTGCATCATATTCGGCATCCGCAATTGGATTTCCGTCATTAATAAATTATCCATTTCAATTTGAGGCAATAGATAGAACGGTTGTATTGGAAATTCCGGATATTGGTTCTGGTAGGTATTCTACAAATAAAGTTAGATTTGAATCGCAAACTTTGGTTACGGATTTATCTTCAAAAGGTAGAGCAACTAAAAAGACATTTGACCAATCCCCAACCGATTCAAATAGAGTGGGATTATTTTTCTCACCTACAAAAGAATTAAATATTGATATTGCAAAGTCATTAGGTGGATTAAATTTAGATAATTATATTGGTGACCCATCCGATGAATATAAATCAAATTATGTTAGATTAGATGAATTAAGACAATATTATTTCCAAAGATTTGATAATAGAGACATATATGCATATATCAACTTAATCAAACTATATGAAAAGTCGATGTTTGATGATATTAAAAAAATGTTGCCTGCAAGAGTTAAAGCAACTACTGGTTTATTAATCGAACCTCACTTTTTAGAAAGAAGTAAGATTGCAAGAAAAAGGCCGATTGGTGAAGATTATCAATTAGATACCGAAATAAAATATAGTGATACAACATTAACAACGGCTGAAAATAATCAATATGAAAGTATAATTGATGCAAATTTAAGTGAAAATCTAATTGCAGAAAATAATCAATATGAATCTTTAATTTCAACAACCGATACACAAAGAACAATTGCAGAAAATTATCAATATACGGCATCTTATGTGTATTTTGATGATACATCGTTAACGGCTGAAAATTTGCAATATGAAGTAAGTATAGATGCCAAATTGGAGCAACCTACTATTACAACGGAAATTGATTTAGGAGTAGAAACTTATGGTGAAACCGCGTATGAGACTATTGGATTTGGTATTTATGCACAAAATGGTAATACAATTAGAACTTATTTAGACAAAGATAATAGAAGAGTAAAAGAAAGAATTAGAGTTCAATTGATTACAGAGGAAAAAGAAAGAATGATAACTAAATTTGCAGTGACCGCATCTGCAACTGGATTTGGAGACCCACGTGGAGGATATGTTTCTGCTATTGAAACATATAATCAAACTTATTTAAACATCCAACCATTTAGTGGTTCCACAATTCCTACAGTTCAAAATAATATAGTTGCAGTAGTACCTGTGGACGGATATTTACCAACACATTATAGAAATACATCGGATTTAACAAGAGGATTGGAAAATTCATATTATAGAGGGTCAAAAAATACGGCAGCAACTACCTTAGATGGTAGTTCTCCTATTGAAATATTTGTATCTAATCCAAATACATTAACGGTAAATAGAACAGGCAGAAATACATCAGAACCAATTTTGGAAGTAGAATAACTAAATTTAAAAAATAATTATATTTATAAACAAAGATAATATTAAACTATGGGATATTTAAGTAACACAGAACTAACCGTTGACGCCATTCTTACAAAAAAAGGTAGAGAAAAATTAGCAGCAGGTCAAGGTTTAAACATTACTCAATTTGCATTAGCAGATGATGAGATTGATTACACACTTTACGAACCAGCACATCCATTAGGTTCAGCTTACTATGATGCATCTATTAAAAATATGCCTGTATTAGAAGCTAATCCAGATGAGACTCAAGTAATGAAGTATAAGTTAGTAACTTTACCAAAAAACACAACTAGAATTCCGGTTGTTGAATTTGGAGTTCCTAATTTGGCAGTTAATCAAAGAAGTGGTGAGGTTGCATTATCTCCGACTACATCTCCAGCTGGAAATAGAACAATGGGATATACGATTGTTCTTTCTAATAAAAATGCGGGTGATATTGTTGGTGAAGGTGTGACATCAGATGCTGGAACAACTCCGGTATTCATTGGTGATAATGCATCAGCAACAGCAGCAATCGCTAAAGGATTATCTTTCAAATTTATTCCAAACCCATCATTAACTTCGACTATCAAAACAACAATAACTGTCTATGGTAACGAAACTGGTGGTTCACAAACTATTCCAATCACAGTAACTTACGTTCAATAATAAAATACTATGGCATTAATTAGAGACAATAGAGGAGCCCTTTTAGCAAGTAATTTATCAAATTATTTAGCAGGTGCGTCAAACACAACGGGAACACCTGTCGATACGACACAATTGATAAGTATCATTAACCAATTTTTAGGTGCAGGAGAACAAATATCTGCCGATGTAACTACCATCACAAATGGTATTTATAAAAAGTTTGGTTCAATCGATAAAGTAGTAAATAGAACACAAATTGTAACTTCTGGAATATGGAGTGGTGATACTGGTTCATTGGATGCTAAAGCAACTTATACATCATCTACACAGGTTGCATCTACAAGTGGTAGATACTATTTAGATGTATATAATGAATTAACATCGTCTGGTACTGCAGAGGTTCAATTTTCAATTGCATATGGTGATGTTAATGGGTTTGGTGCACCCACAATAACACAAAATGACGATTCAACCTTACCAACCAAAGCAACTTATAATCAATTCAAAAATATATTATTAGACCCTGCAGATAATTACTTTAGTGTTTATACAGGTTCAGTTGCAGGTGGTCATGATATGAAAAATTTCTATGTAATCAATGTAAATAGAGCAAGATACAAAGAAAGATTGGACCCAGGAAATATTTCAATAGATTTATCAGGTTCAGTTAGAAGTATTACTCTAATTGATGATAGTGGTGGTAGTGATGAAAACGTAACAACTGCAGGTAGAGTTTATAACTTAGTTAGTGGTTCATTAAATATTGGTTCGGCATTAACTGCATCAATCGCTACAACCGGTGGATATAGTGCACCAGGAAATGGTCAAGGATATGGTTTGTTTTATCCAGATATGGGTATTATATTATTAAATCCATTAGCATTAGCTTCGGCATGTGACCCAAATTTAGCACCTGCAACAAATTCAATACAATCAATTTATCATCAAAAAAATGGTAATAACTCAGGTTCGGTTGCATTGTTGATGGCAATTAGTGGTGGTGCAGACTTACAAATAAGAAGAACTGAAAATATTTCAACTTCTCATTACTTTGTAAGAGCAAATAATAGAGAATTTAACTTCTCAAATAACCCAACATTTGTAACAGGTTCAGTTGGTGCATTTGTTAACCCATTATTTGAAAGAGACCCACATGTATACATTACATCAGTAGGATTATATGATGATGCAAATGAATTATTAGCAGTTGCAAAAACTTCTCAACCAATTGAAAAATCTTTTGATAAAGAGATAGCAATTAAAGTTAAATTAGATTTCTAATCGGAGAATAAAATAAAAACTATAACCCACCTTAATTTGGTGGGTTTTTAGTTTTAGAATATTTATATACGATATGTTAAAAAGAATACCAAAGTCAGATATTAGTATTAGGCCGTTTAAGGCATATAAAGAATGGAGTTTTAATAACTTTGATTCTGGTTCAATTACTATGTTAGAAGCAAACGAAGCTTCAATGGATTTAAATTTAATTACAACGGGCAGCTTAATGGGTTCTATATATCCTAAAAATTCATTATATGGACAATTAAGAGCTCAGTTTTATAATGATTTGGGAGATAATCCATTTTTAAGAACCGGAGAAAAAACAAATTATTATACTTCAAAACCAAAAGCTCAAGAAAGATTTTTAAGTGGTTCGGCAAAAGTAATATCAATTCCAAACATTTATGTAGGTGAGGGAATTAAAAAGGGTTCTTTAACATTGATAGACGATGGAACGACTTATTTTGATGATGCATATGGTAATTTAGTTGGTGATGTTCCTGATAGAATTTATTTTGGTAAGATAGATGTAGAAAATGAAACAATTAATTTTATTGATATTGCAGATAATGCATATAGTGGGACAATTGATTCTTTCTTTTTGGATATACAGAACAATGAATTTACAATGTCGTATTCAGGAACAGAATATGGTATGGTAATAGTGTCATTTGACATAGAATCTGGATTAATGTTGGTTGATAATATACCATTTTTAGAACCAGAAGCACAAATGATTAGATTTGGTAATATTTTTTATAATCAAGGATTAATAGTAATGACGCGTGAATTTGATTCTTTATTAAATTCAGATTGGGATTTATCATTTAAATCAACGAAAACGATTTATGAACACGAATATTTATTAATAGCCGAACAGGATGAGTTCAATGTATCTCAAAACCCATCTGCAATTATTAATGTAGGTAGACAATCACAAAGATATATAACTTCGGATGGAAAAACAATGAGTGTTATTACAAATCCTGGAGTAAATTATATCAAAAAGAAAACTATACTAGAAAATGGAAATATATTAGATTATAGATTTACAGGTTCTTATAGTGGTTCTAATCAAGCAACTTATGCAGGATTTGAACATTATTTTGAAAGTGGTTCATCGGATACTACTGGTTCTTTTTTAACACCATTTATTACAACAATAGGGTTGTATGATGACGATTGTAATTTGGTTGCAATTGCAAAATTACCACAACCAATAAAGTCAGAACATGATTTGACTGTAAACTTTATTGTACGATTTGACACATAATCTTATATTTATATTTAAAAAACAAACACAATGGCAAGTATTATAGAAATGTATAACGCAGATAAAAAGTTAGTAGTAGCTACAACATCTGATAAAACACCATATTATTCAGAGGGAACAGATGGTAAAACTGCAAATTTAGTAGATGAAAAATCTATATCAGAATTGGAAAAAAAACTATCTACTGCTAGATATGGTCAAGGAGTTGGTAATTGGGGTGCAGTATATAGTGATGCATCTGGTAAAAATTACAGCAAGTTGGTAAAAAAAGATTAAAAAATTTAATGGCTAAAAAAGTTACAAAAAAGAACAATCCAAAATGGGTTGCACAAAAATATGGATTTAAGTCTGGTTTAGAAGAAACCATCTCTCAACAAATAGAATCTTATGGAATTAAAGTAGAGTATGAAACTGAAAAAGTTCCATACATAATTCCTGCATCCACTCACCACTATCATCCCGATTTCAAACTACCCAATGGTATTAGAATAGAGACAAAAGGTAGGTTTGTGGCAGCTGACCGTAAGAAACACTTATTGGTTAAAGAACAAAACC